CTTCACTCGGATTGTGCAAATCAACCACTTGCCATTCGAAAATTGCAGACTTGCATACGACAAAGACGAGGACGATATCACAGGAATTTTCTATTCAAAAGATTGGGCAAATACAAGAAGTAAAAAAGGAAAGCCCGAATTTATCCCTGCGTTCAATCCTTTAATAGCTCAAGAACAACCAAGACAAGTTATTTATGCTCACGGAATGATGGCAGGTTCTTCGTACTACGCAAAGCCTGACTACTTCGGTGCGTTGAATTACGTTGAGTTGTCCTATCAAATGGGAATGTACCACGTCAACAACATTTTGAATGGTCTATTCCCTTCATTCATTATAAACTTCTTGAACGGTATTCCGCAGAAAGAAGAACGCGAAGCAATTCGTCGTGAGTGGGAAACAAGATTGAGCGGAGCAAGTAACGCTGGTAAGTTTTTAATGACCTTCAACGAAGATCCTACACGCGCTCCACAAATAGAATCGTTTCCACTTAGTGACGCAGACAAGCAATATCAGTTTTTATCTGAGGAAACAGCGAAGCAAATCATGGTTGGACACCGCGTTGTGTCACCATTGATTCACGGAATCAGAGAATCAAACGGCTTCGGAAGTAACAAAGACGAAATGGTTGTTGGCTTAGAGATATTCAACAACCAAGTTATCAAGCCATATCAAAGAATCATTGAAAGAGTTTTTACTCCAATTTTAGGAGAGATAAACATTGAAATGAACTCGCCATTCAACGACGAAGTTGTCGTTGTTGAACCAACGGTGCAAACTGCTGAATTAAAAAAAAAAGTAGTTGCTGCTGAGAATGTTCAAATAACCAAAGAACAAGGTGAAGCATGGCTTAATCACTTACGCGAAAAGGCTGAATATATCAATGAAGAAGAATGGGAGTTAATTTCTGACGAAGAAGTAACTAATCCAGAAGCCGAAGAAAATTACCGCATGGAGTTTATGAGCGTTCGCGGTTACGACAACCCCGACGAAAGAAGTGCTGAATTTGACACAGGTCTTTACAAAGTACGTTACTACTATTCAAAGAATTTTACATATAGAGATGGGGAAATTGTAACCCGTGACTTTTGTCAAGAAATGGTTGCATTATCAAAGTCAGGAGCTTTGTTCCGTTACGAAGATATTATTGAAATGGGTGATGCAGGAGTAAACGGAGAGTTTGCACCAAGTGGTAGTTCAAGTTATAGTATTTGGGAATGGAAAGGCGGTGTCTACTGTCGCCACGCTTTCTTCAGAAAGATATTTTTCCGTAAAAGAGAAGGTGGACGTTTCTTGCCTAACGACGGATTGAAAAACGATAAAGTTGTAACAGGTGCAATTCCAAACGAACTATTTCCAAAAGGAGTAGAATCAATAAGACCAAACGACACACCAAACAGAGGTTCACTAAAAAACGCATAAAACATGGCACTACAACCCGAAGTTCTTTTAATAGACGAAAACTACATCAAGAAATACAGTTGGATTAACGGCTCGGTTGATCCGTTGCTTCTTTATCCTGCTATCTATTTAGCGCAGGACAAGTACGCACAACTATATCTTGGTACTGACCTTTACAACCGCATCAAAGAAGATGTTGTGAACGACGATATTACAGGCGCATACGCGACGCTTCTTGACAATTACTTACGTCGAATGATAATGTGGTGGACTATGTACGAAGTCTTACCGCATTTGTACGTTAAAACAGACAACGGAAGTCTTGTTATTCGTGTAAGCGAAGACACTCAACCTATCTCGCAAACCGACTTGCAGAACTACCGCGACCAAGCGCGTTCACAAGCTATGTTTTACACGCAAAGAATGGTTGACTTTTTGTGTCAGAACTCAAGTGACTTTCCAGAGTACACAACGAACACAACAAATCAAATTTGGTCGCAGACAAATGTTTATCCGTCGAACGCTTTTGAGATTAGTTCAGGACGCGACCGCAGTCCATACGAATATAGAAGACCAGGTTTAGGTTGGATGAGATAACGAATAAAAAAACACATGGCTAAAGCAGGGAGAAAAAAAGACATGGTTAAGCAGAAGGTATACGAAGACAAGTTTCGTCGCTACCTTTTAAACAAAGAAAAACAAATAAAGAAATTAGTCAATGCAAGTTAACGCAGAAGGTTATTCACTTATAAAGAAATTCGAAGGTTGTAAATTAAAAGCATATCGTTGCCCTGCAAATGTGCTGACAATTGGTTACGGAAATACATTCTACGAAAACGGAGATAAGGTTAAGGAAGGCGATGTAATAACGCAGCAACGCGCTGAGGAGTTAGCGAAGTTTATCATTGACCAATTCGCAGTAACCATTGCACCGTTCATTTTGAAACCATTAAATGACAATCAATTTAGTGCGTGTGTTTCACTTGCTTACAATATTGGAACGGGTAACTTTAAAAAGTCTTCAGTATTCAAGAAATTAAACATCAATCCACTTGATGCAACCATTGCCGATTCATTCCGTTTATGGAATAAGGGCGGTGGTAAAGTTTTAAAAGGATTGGTTAATCGTCGTGAAGCTGAGATACAACTATACTTCAAGTAATGAACACCGAAACCGAGATTCAATTGATACACGAACAACTGCAGGAAATGGACAAGAAGATTGACCGCATTTATAATGTGTTAATCGGTGACGATCAAATGAAAATTGAAGGTCTTGTAAGCAAGGTTCAGAAGCACGACAAGTACATTCAGAATCAACGATTGCAGGTGGCTCGTTTAGGTGGTATTGCAACTGCTGCTGGTGTCGTTGGTGGCTTAATTGTTCAACTTGTTTTAAAAGCATTATGAGGGAATGGTTAAAAAGTTTGTTAACATCGTGTTCAAAAGTTAGTTCCAAGCGAGTTATTGCTATATTTGTCGTAATTAACCTAATCGTTTTCAGTTATGTTGCTACTTTCACACACTATGTTTGTCCCATTGCGATGTTTGACACACTCGCATTGTTGACCGGTGGAATGTTTGGCGGTACTGTGATTGAAAAGTTTACTAAATCAAAAGCAAATGGCGGGAGCAGTCAAGACAATAGCGAGAACAACAGCTGAACAAATTTGTTCACGCTTTCCTGAAACACCTTCGCTTACTTTGGCGAAGAAATTGTTTGCTGAATATCCAGAAGTCTACAATTCAATAGACCACGCAAGAACAAACGTGCGAATGATTCGCGGTAAGAGTGGTGCGAAAAATAAAAAAGAATTAGCGGATAAATCTTTAGTCGATACAAAGCCAAGACCACTTAATCCATTTGCACTTCCGAAGTCATATGCTAAAAAACGCAGACACGTCGAAGTGAGTGGAACGAAGTTCTTAATCCTTTGCGACTTACACTTTCCATATCAAGACAACGAAGCAATTGAGTGCGCCATTAACGAGGGGTTAAAGCAAGGGTGTGATTCAATCATTCTGAACGGTGACGCTCTGGATTGTCACATGATTTCAGACTTCGTCAAGGATCCACGCAAAAGAAAATTCAAAGACGAACTTTATTCTATTCGTCAATTCCTTGCATCATTAAGACACACCTTTCCAAACGCGAATATCTATTACAAAGAAGGTAACCACGAAGAACGCTACTGGCGTTACATGAGAATCAAAGCGCCTGAGTTATTCGACATCGACGCGTTCGACTTTCCTTCATTAACCCATTGCGACAAGCACGATGTTAAATGGATTGACGGCAAGAGCAAATTGAATATCGGTAAACTTTCAATCTTTCACGGTCACGAATTTGGAAAGCAATTTCTTCCGTCGGTGAATGTTGCGCGTGGATTGTTTATGAAGACTAAGGTGTCCGCGCTTTGCGGACATCATCACCAGACAGCAGAACACAATGAGCGTGACGCTAACGGCAAGTTCATTACTTGTTGGGGTGTTGGTTGCTTATCTGAATTATCTCCCGACTACAATCCTTATTCGAAGTATAATCACGGATTTGCAATTGTTGAGAAAGGCATCAATGGAAGTTACAGCGTAAAGAACCACCGCATACACGAAGGAAAAATACTATGAATAGAAATATACTCGCAGCAATACTTTTGTTTATCGGAACATCGATTCTTTGGTTGGTGATTTGTTGGAATATATGGGGTTGTACGGGTAAAAAAAGCGTACAAGAAAGCGTACAGGAACAAGATAGCGTTATCAATTACAACGCAGGTGAATACCAGATGCTGCTCGAAGAAACAATTGAACTAAAAGAACAACTTGCTTACTATGAAAACGCTCAATCTTCAGCCAAAACCGCCTATAAAAGAAATCGTTCTTCTATTGTTGTTCGAGATACTATTTATAGGGTTGATGTTATCCGTTTAGTCAACTCATGCGACAGCGTTATTGCTTCCGATTCGCTCGTTATTGACAATCTAAAAGAACAATTAAACATCGAGGCGAAAAAGATTGACAACTTGCAAGAAGTGGTCGTTGCTTAT